AGGCAGACGATATTGTGGCGCTGATTAAATCCGGCTTCCCGGACGCGGTACATATTGCTTGCGCTCCGCTGATACTGGATGCACAACAAACCATGATTAAGATTGGTTTGCTGATTGGTGCAGCAAGAAGATGATTGCTGGTTCTGTTCTGAACTTGTTTCTGCTGGATTGGTTAAGTCTGGATATTTCAACTACAAACCATCAAGCAGTAGCAATAAAATAGCACCTTCTGATTTGATATTGATGTTATCAGTCATTGTTCCGATAGAGTTGTAACTAAATCAATACGAATATTATGATTAGAATAACCGCAGATAACCATGCTCCAGTGAACAATCCTTTCACAACACAAATTTCTATAGAATCGTTATCTTTTGGGAACAGAAAAATCTTTTTCAGAAAGTCCATTATTTACCCCTTCGGATTCAACCAAATAGACACAAAGACATCTGACGCATAAAGAGCCATTATCCAGAACCAAGGATCACTGACAGTATGCTTTAGTTCATAGAGGAATCTGTCCATGTTAGGCCTCCGACGCTATCGCATTATCAATAGCAAGATCAAACTCTTTCATAACAGAATCTTCTACTAGAAGGCCAGATTCGTCTCCCCTGTCCTCTGCTATCCATTGGTCATGGAGGGCAAGGAGTTGAATAGCAGTAAGCGTTACGCTTTCCCCTAAAACTCTAAAATGGTTAGCCCCAACACTCTCCGCATCCTGTATCACCTGATCAATAGTTTTGGTCATGATTTGGACTCCTGTGCCATAGCATCATCAATTGCCGCATCTAAATCCTCTCCCAATTCCTTAAATTCCAATTCAATTGCATCCACGCCTTCTTCATCGTACCAAGTGGTGCGCGTTGTTTTATTTCCCTTCAACCACCGATACCTCTCCGCACCCAACCTGTCAGCCTCTATGCTGGCGCGGGATTGTTGGAGTTCAGTAATTATATTTTCATAAAGAGATAGTTTTTCTTTGTATTCAAGATGTTTACGAAGCTCATTTTTATATGCATTCAGTTCCTCATCCAACTCCGCTACCCTAGCTTTCAGCGCAGAGATTTCTGGTTGTGGATTAGCCTCGCTGAACGAATTGTCTGGATGCTTCACATAGTATGTAGGTTGTATCATAATAATTCTTCCTTTTCAAACATAGCTTCCCATTCTTGCATGTAACCGCGCTTCACTTGGCGGCGCTGTTCTATGAACTCTAGGCTCAATCCGAGGCGAGAAATATTCTCGTCTAACTGTGCATAGACATCAGCAGTTTCTTCTTCAAGCCGTTGACGATTCGTCTTGCCGCTGGCAGGGTCAATTTCATCTATTCCTTGTATTTGTATGCGGTTCACGACTGCGCCTAGTTCACACACTTCTTCACCTGTCTTTCCCATACGCCTTTGGAGCATCAGGTCATTTATTGGAATCCATTTACTCATTTTTGTAGACATGATTCTTCCTTAATTGGTGGGGCTATAGTATTTTGGCATTTTGCGTTTAACCATTCTATGTCAAATTGAGCTGCTGCTTTAGCTGGAGTGTCCCCAAATGCGCAGACCCCATCTTGAATATTCTCGCCATAGAGCGCGCACCATTGGTTTCCATCAGGGAATATTTTAGGACGCAATAGCATGAATGGTCTGATACGTTCGCGTTCAACGTCTTCTGCCATATAGAAAGCATGTAATTTTGCTTCATGCGCTCTGGTTGCTAGTTCAGATTCATAAGAATCCATCACATACTCCTATCCATTCGCAGCCGCAGGGGGTTCGGTGGTTAGTTGAGTTATTTTTGCACAATTTTCACACCCTCGCGTGTAGCCACATGAGCATCCACGCGGATTCTCTCCCGAGTAAAATGTTTCTCCATACTCCAATTCTTTACTTGCGTTATAACATTCAGGATGTAGTTTGCATGTCATTGCATCACTATTATCATAATGCCTCCAGCGCACATATTCAGTTCCGACCGCAATCAATTCTGCGCACCAAGAACATTGATGAATTTTTCTCGAATTTTTAATGTTTTTGATATTAGTCGAGAAACTCATTATTCCTCCACCTCCCATTCAGAAAGTTGAACATGTTGCTCATATTCGCCGTCATACACCACATGCTGGAACCATCTAGGCTCATGATAGGTGATGCCGAGGAAGTCTGTGATAGCTTTACCAACAGTGATATTGAATCCGATACAGGCGAATATCACGACGATAATAGTTGTCAGTGGAGCGTCTGGAATTTCCTGTGTACCTTTGCGACGGCCAAGATGATAGGCTTTAAGGACTAGGCTCATGGAGTTTTCCGTTCATAAGCAATACATTCGGACTTGATATTTGTATTTTTCCATTTTACGCAATCCCAACTATCTCTATCCAAATTATAAGAAGTTGCCCATATAATAAAAATTATTACTAACATGACACCTGTTGAACAGAACGCTACTATACCAAAACCTTCAAAAAAACCTTTCATGATTTTTCTCCAATTAGGACACTACTACCAAAACAACCACTCCAGCCACAATTACCGTTATCCACAATAGCCCAATCAATATCTTCCGTGGGTCACTATCTTCACGGATAAGAGACATGCGACGGGAATATCTGCTGAGGTATCTCATAATCTTCCCTCATTCAACCAAGGTCTTGGATGTTCGCGCCCAAGGAATACGCGCAACTGGTCATAGGGAATTTTTGAGTTAATCGCTTCCAATGCAGGACTTGGCGGAGTTTGTCTGCCTATCCTGCGCTTTAGCAATGGCGGCTCTTGTTCAATGATGGTGAATTTGTGCATAATTATTCCTCAATTAGTGTTTATTTGACAACAAGTACGTTTTACAAGTAATTTTCCAAGATGTACATGCTGCCCGTTTAATTCATCTGCGCTCGGTAATCCGACCTGAGTAGCCATGATCTCGCATCTTGCACATAACAGCTTTCCGCCGTCTGGTATTGAATCTAAAAATGTAAATTTATCATCACCTGTAAAATGATTCCCACACCATGCCTGAACTGAGATATAAGGCATTTTCATGTGTGTGAAGGTAATGACTGCTCTTGGTCTGTGTATCAACATTGCTCGCTTGTTGTCTACAAAAGGCGTACATGTGGCCCAAGGAAACATATTGTCATTGATTCCTGGCGGAAATGGTTTAGGTCTCTTGAGCGGGACTTTGAGCATCATATCCCCCTAAAATCCCCAGAATTATGCCCACAGAGCGGGTCAACTGTCTTGTCCCTAGCCCAAGCATCAGGGTCATCGTCTATCGTGTCCTTGTTGCTGTATTTGGCCTTCATGCGGTCGAATCTTTCTTGCTCTGATTCCTTGTTAGCATCGACAGTAGCTTGTTGTGCATCGGATAGAATCTTCATTAGATTTAACATGGTTAATCCTTTGAGGAATAAAAAACACGACCAACTCTAAATTTTAACCCATCTTTTCGAGATACATATTTTCGTCCCATTAAAATTGGCATTGCGGCTAGAATTATTCTAAAATTAGATGGGATTTTATCAATAAGAAATGATTGACCAACTTGCAAATCTCGTATTGCAATTAAAAACTCGTCAGTATTCCCAACAAAATTTTGATGCAGAGGAACATCTTGTATTTTCAATTTAGCCAATTTACTTCTCCTAATTTTAGAGAATAGAAGGGACGAGGCTATGACCTAGCTTTATGCCACCCTGAAACATGTTCAGAACTACATCCCCCGAAGGTCTGGTTTCCATTATCGAGCGCCCGTGTCGTGAGCCAAACGCTAAGGTCAATTGCCTGTTGCTCGTTTTCTGTGATACCACCAGCAAGTTCACTGCGCCGCCCCTCAATTAGCGCATCCGGTTCCCTGTCATCAGCCCCGGACATGGGCATATCTATCGTGCGACTGACGGCAGCGATAGACGTGAAAAAGCCCAAAAAGAAGGCACTCTGTTGGACAGTTCTATAAGACGGAATTCTTGGGAAGAACGGCTTTTGTCTTGTAGAACTCAGAGCACCCACTTTTTGGGCTTCCTGCGCTCTTCCCATTACCGCAGTATCAGACTGTCCAAAGTCCAAAGCTGCGGTGCTATGATAAATGATGCTGGTCATAGTGTCAAGACTCCCTTTTCCTCTTGACGACTTCCTTACGCATACGTCTTGCAGAACCTTTTTTGTTCTTAGCCATGATTATGTTCCGCTTGAAACTTCACAAATTCCACCAAGATAGCACGGTATTTATTTTCATCCGCTTTCTTGAAATTGCGTTCTTTCAGAAATGCAGCAATGATATCTTGGCTTTCAATTACTGAATCAGTCGGAGCAACAGTAGTAATTACAGGTTTTGATGCAGAAGCTATCTGTGCCGATGGTTCAGGCTGTTTTTCGATTTGCTTTGCTGTTTCTATTGCCTTTTCTAAGTCCGCCTTTGCCTTGGCTTCGGCTTCGGCGCGAATCCGAGCCTCTTTCTCGGCTTCGGCTTGTTTGTGCTGCTCAATTCTGGTTTTTATCAATAACTGGAAGTCATCCATCGGCTTGACGATAATCTGTTGCAGGTCAGGAAATAACATACCGTAGCCTTCTGCATTGACCTTGCACCATGTAAGCTTGTCGCGAATATCTTTTGCCTGTGCATCGACAGCCAGCTTTCCATCTACCAATGCCTGATTAATACGCTCATGCAGGCTTTCAATGGTACGGATTCCCTTGATCGCGCCAGCAAAATCTGGTGCTTGTGCATTAAGTCTGATCGTCTTGATTTCATCTTCAAGGCTTGCAACGTGGTCATTAAATAATGATCTTGCGTTACTAATAGCCGCCGTCTTGATCGCTTCTTTCTGCTCTTTCACGGCCTTTTCAAGTTGTAGGCCAAGCGCATCGAACTTACTAGCATAGCCTTCCAATGTCCGCACAACGTCTGATACTGGCATAATCTGGTCAACTACGGCCTTGGCGGTCAGTTTGCAGTTCTTGGCAGCTTCTCGGCTGGCTTTTGCATTGACTTCTGCTTGCGCAAAATCCGCATCAGTTTTCAGGATTGTTGGTGTGTCGGCCAAGAACTTGTCGAAGTAAGGCGTAATAGCATCTAGATTGCAGGTGACAAGCTCTCCTTTGACTTGGATGGATGGAACGGGGAAAGCTTCAACTGCTTCCGTCTTTGGCTTTTCGGTAACTTCTGGCGGGATATAGGCGGCAAGGTCTTTCTCGAATTGCTCCCACCCGGCTATGATCTGGCCTCGCAATTCCATGTCAGGTTCATACCAGAAATGCTTTTCTTCGAGTAGATCAATCCCATTCCACTTGGTAGCCATGAACAAGCAGCGGGAAGCGCCTGATATCATCAGTTGCTGTTCCATCTGAATTCTATACATTGGATGCAGTTCTTGGGCAGTTGAGCAAGCCCGGATTTCATCGTTAAGTGACTTATGCTCAAAAGCAGTATCTTCCAGCATCGTCAGGCCGTCGAAGCTGGCGCTGTATTTGCCTTTACTGCCGACAACCGCAGAGAGTTCTTCGCCGATAATCTTCTCAGCCAATGGACGCGCAAGAGCTTCAGAACGATGGCCTTCAGCAAAGTTCTTTTGAGTATCGGCATCAATATCATCAGTCAATCCAGTATGCAATTCATGTAACAACTTCTGGCGGGTTTTATATTTTGATACACCCATCATGGCCGGTGCATCACTGGCATTGAAATGAGTGCGCCGATATTCATGCCATGCCAGACTTCCTTGAACTAGATTATGCGAAAGCATCTTCTTCTCCTGTAGTTTGTTTGATTTCCCATGATGCAATTTCAATCTTCTGCTCCGGAGTTAAGTCAGTTCCTTTGCCTTCAATCCAAGCAATCAGGCTATTGACTGACTTTTTGCCGTTTTCTATTGCCGACTTCCATTTATCCCGATAAGTATTGAAGGTTTCTGTAGACATTATTTCTCGTGCTGGCGTACTGATTTCTTGGGTTGTGTTGTCTATTACTGTTCCGCCTTCTTCGAGCGTCTTTCCTTCCATTTCATCGGCAGTCGGCTGTGCGCCGAATTCAGGGAATGCCTTGCGTAAGGCCTGAGCTTCAGCGCATTTGGCAAGTTGTGCATAAGGACGGCGTTTCCACATTGCATTGGGGTCTTTGACCTTGGCGCTTTTGGTAGCATAGTTTTCTAACCATAATTCCTTGGCCGTAAAATCTACAATCGCACCATTCGGCATGAGCCGTTTGACAGTTATTTTGCACCATTTCGGGTAAGTGATATCTGTATCGCCAAGTTTCGTTGTCACATCATCGCCAAACTCAGGCTCAGTAACTCCCGCATATTCACCACCTCGCGCAGCTTGTGTGCGGTAAAGACCGATTCCGGGCATGATGACATCACGCCATTCCTTTTCATCCCATCCGTCAGAACCTTTCTTGCCTGTAGATATTTGCATTGGTACAATATGTACGGGCTTCTGCATTGGGTCTAGACCAGATGCCTTGCAGTATGATATTACTAATTTGATGCTTTCTGTTTTCGCGCCCGGATAGAGAGAATTTTTTAAAACATTCATCAAATCCGATTCATCCATCTGAAGCGACGGCATTTGTTTAACTGGTATAACTGACGTATTCATGCTGCTTTCCTTTCTGGAAACCTCATGTAGTTATCAGGACGGCCTGACTTCCCTACCTTCGGCAAAGTAAAGAAGTCAGCAACCAAGGAGAACTCGCGCAAACCGCCCCATATCATTACTTGACTACCTGTTACAAAGGCCGGCTTGATATCAGCAGGCAATATCTTCTTGTGGAGCAGATACCATTGCTGGTTATAGCGCGTCCATGTGGTTAGGGCTTTCATGTTAGGAGCCGTCGCCGTCGCCGTCGCCGTAGCCGTAGCCGTCGCCGTAGCCGTCGCCGTCGCCGGAGCCGTAGCCGTAGCCGTAGCCGTAGCCGTAGCCGTCGCCGTCGCCGGAGCCGTAGCCGTAGCCGTAGCCGTAGCCGTAGCCGTAGCCGTAGCCGTCGCCGTAGCCGTAGCCGTAGCCGGAGCCGTAGCCGTAGCCGTCGCCGTCGCCGTAGCCGTAGCCGGAGCCGGAGCCGTCAAGGGTTAAAGTAGTTTCCATTTTGATTGCTCCACATCAATCAAACTAATGAGAGCGCGGGAAGGTGCGCGGACAGTTCCAACGCTATCCATTTTAGTACCAGACAACGGGCCATTTACAAGCTCGCCAAGTCCTTTGGTAGTTCCCCAAATACGCAGATTTTTGGCATTTCTTATAATGACAAAATCGTCTTTTTCTTCGACATTGCCAATATATACAAAGCCACGATCAAGTACTACAATCTTGATATCGCCTTCATATTTTTTCGCATCATCAATAGAATCTGCACGGATGTATTTTACTTCGTCAATCATGATACTTTCTGGTTTACTCATTTCATTCTCCTATTGGTTAATCTGTGAATCAGTTACTCGCTTCCACCAAGCGGCAAGTCTCCCATCTTCGGAATAAAAGTGCCTATTTCATGGCTAAATATAGCTATTTTTGTTTCAGAATAAAGAGATTCGCTGATATTTTTTGCTAATTTATGAAGTGCGGTTGCGCTTTCTATATCCAGTTCTCCATTCATAACCTCATCTAATTAAAAAATGCAATCAATCTATCTGCTCCGTATTGCCCCTTTGTTTTCTCAATAATTTCAGCAACCGTATAGGGCTTATGTTCAATATCGTGGCTTTCAATAAACTGCTTTACCCCAAATGCACACGCTCCGGTCACGATACGATAGAGTTGAATGCACTTGTCGAAAGCAAGAACGCTATCCAGCTTTAGAGACTTGAATTCTTCGAGATTAGCACGCTCAGAAATCTTGTAAATAAGATCGTCCTTAGCTTCTCTGATGTTATTACCATGCGAGAAAATTCCGTCCTTTTCAACGCAATAAAATATTTCATCTTTGTCAATTCTTTTTAGTTTAAAGATATTGCGCTTATGACTAATAATCTCTCCAAATACGCCATCAACCATCATGTATTTACCATCTTGCCAATACATTGGGAATACGTCTTTGTTTTCGACGTTTGATTGATTAAACCCCTCCGGGATACTGGTGAGGCTCCTCAGGTCGAGGGAGCCACCCACGGTAGGATTAAACCCCTCCGGGATACTGGTGAGGCTCCTCAGGTCGAGGTAGCCGCCCACGGTAGGATTAAACCCCTCCGGGATACTGGTGAGGCTGCTCAGGTAGAGGGAGCCACCCACGGTAGGATTAAACCCCTCCGGGATACTGGTGAGGCTCCTCA